TTCACGAGGAGCTGAAGCGCCTCGGGCACGACCCGTCCGAGACCGTGGACCGGTGGCGCGCGGCCGGGTGGCTGGACCTGACCAAGAGCGGCAACGCCCGATCGTCCATCACCGTGGCCCGGGCCCGCGGCGTGTCGGGCTACCGGCTGAATGCGGCGGGGCTGTCGGTGGCGCGCGGCGAATCGTAGCCGCTGATTTTCTTCGGATTTGTCCTTGCGCTCGTCCGCGTCCACGCTATTAGACGTGCGTCAGGCGGGGACGCCAGCACCGAAGGAGGCCAGCATGATGAACGGAACCCTGATCGGAGTTGACATCGAGGGCGGACAGCCCGGAGAGTGGTCGGTGATCGCGCGCTACGACGTCGGCGGCGTCATCGTCAGCCGGTGGGTCGCCACTAAGCCGACCGCGTTCAAGGCCAGCAAGTCGGCCCGCAAGGTCTGGGAGCGTGGGCAGTGACCGATTACCACACGTTCGTCAAGTCAAAGCGACGCACGCACGCCCCGTCTGGGTTCGATGCGTCGAATCTCCACCCGTCTCTATTCGACCACCAGCGGGCGATCGTGTCGTGGGCGTGCAGGATGGGCAGGTGCGCCATCTTTGCGGACACGGGACTCGGCAAGACCCGGATGCAGCTTGAGTGGTGCCGATCCGTGGCCCACCACACGGGGCGCCCGGTCCTGCTGATCGCCCCGCTTTCGGTCATCCCTCAGACGATTCGGGAGGCCGCATCGATCGGCGTCCACGCGACCCGGACCGACGGCGATGGCGATGTCCGGCTCGTCAACTACGAACGGGTCGAACGCATGGACGTGTCGGTATTCGCCGGGGTGGCGCTGGACGAATCTTCGATCCTCAAGTCCTACGACGGCGCTACCCGGACCATGCTGATCGACAAGTTCGCGGCGTTCCCGTACCGCCTCGCGTGTACCGCAACGCCCGCGCCGAACGACCATACGGAGCTCGGCAACCATGCCGAGTTTTTGGGTGTGTCGACGCGGCAGGAGATGCTGGCCGAGTTCTTTGTCCACGACGGGTCGTCTTCGTCGGCGCGAGGCTGGAGGCTGAAAGGTCATGCCCGGTCTGATTTCTGGGCGTGGGTAGCAACGTGGGCCGTCGTGGTCAGGAAGCCGTCCGACCTCGGATTCAGCGACGAAGGATACAACCTGCCCCCGCTGCGCATCCACCAGGTTCAGGTCGGAGACGAGCCGGAGCCGGAGTCCGGGGCGCTGTTCTCGGCCCCAGCCATGGGCCTAAACGACCAGCGGCGGACCCGCCGGGAAACGATGCCGGAGCGGATCGACACGGCACGATCGATCGCATCCAAAGATGGCCCGTGTATCGTGTGGTGCGAGCTGAACGACGAATCGACCGCCGCGTCCGGGTCGATCGATGGGTCCGTCGAGGTGCGGGGATCAGACGACCCCGAGGACAAGGCCGAGAGGCTGGACCGATTCTCGACGGGTGACGCGCGGGTCATCGTCACCAAGCCGTCGATCGCGGGGTTTGGGATGAACTGGCAGCACTGCCGCCGCATGGTGTTCATCGGGGCCACGCACTCTTACGAGTCGTTCTATCAGGCGGTTCGGCGGTGCTGGAGGTTCGGACAGACCGATCCCGTAGACGTCTACGTGCTGCAGACTCCGGCCGACGGCGCAATCGTCGCCAGTCTCGCTAGAAAGGCGGAAGCTGCGGACGAAATGGCGGCACAGATGGTCGCGCTCATGAAGGACGAACAAATGGCGGCCGTCGTGGGGCGGCGCGCCGGGACACCGAAAAACGCGGACCGGGCCGTGACTATCCCGGATTGGCTGCACACCAAGGAGGGTGACTATGCCTGCGATTGATCAAAAGGTGGCGGACAACTTCGCCGCGTACCACGGGGACTGCGTGGAGGTTCTGCGGGATCTTCCGGATTCGTCGGTCGGGTATTCCGTGTTTTCGCCGCCGTTTGCGTCGCTCTATACGTACAGCGACGACCCGCGCGACATGGGCAACGTCCGAGACAATGGCGAGTTTGCCGACCACTTCCGGTATCTCGTTCGCGAGCTGTACCGGGTCCTGATCCCTGGGCGCCTTGTGTCGTTCCACTGCATGAACCTGACCGCGTCCAAGGTCCGGGATGGCTACATCGGCCTCAAGGACTTTAGGGGCGACCTGATCCGGCTGTTCCAGGACGAGGGGTTCGTCTACCATTCCGAGGTCACGATCTGGAAAGACCCCGTGACCGCCATGCAGCGCACGAAGGCCCTAGGCCTGCTTTACAAGCAACTCAGGAAGGATAGCACCCGGAGTCGGCAAGGAATCCCGGACTACCTCGTGACCGTGGGCAAGCCTCCGGAGGGCGAGCCTGGGTACCTCGTGACGTGCCGGAAGCCCGGAGACAACCCGCAGCCCGTCACTAAGACGTCGGACGACTTCCCGGTCACGCTGTGGCAGCGGTACGCATCCCCGGTATGGATGGACATCGACCAATCCGACACGCTTCAGTACCGCAGCGCTCGCGAGCACGACGACGAGCGGCACATCTGCCCGCTTCAGCTTGGGGTCATTCGTCGCGCGATCCGGCTGTGGTCGAACCCCGGAGACGTGGTGCTGTCCCCGTTCATGGGCATCGGGTCTGAGGGCGTCGTGGCCGTCGACATGGGCCGGAGGTTCGTCGGCACGGAGCTGAAGCCGTCCTATTACCGGCAAGCGGTCGCGAACCTGTCCGACACCGACCAGACGATGGCGATGTTCTGATGCGCCGCGTTGTTGTCGAGTCCCCATACAGCGCGCCGACCATCGATGGCATCGCGCACCACATCGATTATGCCCGTGCGTGTCTTCGTGACTGCATTCAACGCGGAGAGGCGCCGATCGCGCCCCACCTCCTGCTGACGCAGCCGGGCCTGTTCGGTGGCATGGGCTAACCGGCCACCGATTCGGCCAACCATTCGGCCACCTGCCACCTGTGGCCGAATGCTCACCGCCAGCGGGATACCTCACGACGCGCTGAGCATGAGCCGCTGCCGTCCTCGCTTCCATGATCGGTCTAGGGATTCCCCGCCTTGTCCTATCCATGTTGCTCGCCGTGGGTCTGCTGGGGTAGGTGTCACCCAGACGGACTATCCACCCGTCTAGACGTAGCGTCGTCTCCCTCCTTGGCCGCGCCAACGTCCGCCCCCGGTAGCTTTCGAGGCGCCGGGGGCGTTTTCTTTTTGCGCCCCCGCACCGGCGCGTTAGTCGGTTGACAGCCGGGGCGGAAACCCGGCGCAAAGGAGGATCCATGCCCAAGGACTACCGCTCAGCCCCCGGCCTCAACTGGTCCCGGCTGAAGCACATCGACGTTTCGCCGCTGCACTTCCGGCACCGGGAGACGCACCCGATCACGACGACCGCCGCTATGGCGTTCGGGACGCTGGCCCACATGGCCGTTCTGGAGCCGGACCGGTTCGATCGCGAGGTCGTGGTGTTCCCCGGCAAGACGCGCCGGGGCAAGGCGTGGGACGAGTTCCAGGCCGAGCACGCGGGCCGGACCATCGCCAAGGACGGCGAGCGGGACGCGGCGCAAGCCATCGCCGACGCCGTCCGCGCGCACCCGCACGCCTCGCGCCTGCTGACCGGTGGCGATGCGGAGGTCCCGATGTTCTGGGAGGAGGAGGTCGCGGGCAAGCCCCGGACCATGAAGGGGCTCGCGGACTATCTCCGGGCCGCCGACGGGGTCACGTTGGTGGACCTGAAGATCACCAACTCGATCAAGCCGCGCCGGTTCCTGCCGCACATCGCGAAGATGGGCTGGCACGGGCAGATGGCCCACTACGCGGCTGGCGTCGAGGCCCTGACCGGCACCGAACCCGCATGCTACATCGTGGCCGTCGAGCCGGACGCGCCCCACGACGTCGGCGTGTACCACGTCCACGAAGATGCCCTGTACGCGGGCGCGGAGTGGCGCCGGGAGCTGCTGGAAAAGTGGGCCCGCGCCGTTGACACCGACACGTGGCCGGGTCAGGTTCCGGACGTCGAGCCGGTGGACCTTCCCAAGTGGGCATTCCCCGACGACGACGACCCCATGAACGCGATCCGGATTGGATGACCGGATGACACAGGAGGACAGCATGCACTACCGCGCCATGTTCCGAGGCGACTACATCGCCGCAGTCGAGTTGCCGGAGGGCCGCGAGGTCACCCGCACGATCCGTGACGTCCGGATGGTCGCCATGGAGCAATCCGACGGCACCGTGAAGGAAAAGCCCGTCTGCTACTTCCGCGAGTCGGATCGGGGCTGGGTCCTCAATCGCACGAACGCGGAATGCCTCGCGGCCATGTTCGGCGAGGACACCGCGGACTGGTCCGGGTCCCGGGTCACGATCCACCGTGAGCAGGTGAGCCTTGGCCGGGAGAAGGTCCCGGGGATCCGCGTGGTCGGCTCGCCGGACCTGAAGCGCCCCGTGCAAGCGGAGGTCAAGCTGCCCCGTCGCAAGCCCCGCAAGGTGACGCTTCGGGTCACCGGCGACGGCAAGCGCACGGCCCCCGAACCCGACGGCCGACCGGTCCCGCCTGAGTACGACGACGCCGCGGCGGCGTTCGGGGGCGAGGAGTGACCTACCCGACCGCGCCCAAGACGCCAGACGAAGCCGTGCGCCGACGCATCCTCGAAGTTGCGATCGCGTACCGGCGCTATGACGAGTGGGACATGGCGGACGAGGCGATGCGTCTGTACCGAAACCACGGCCTGTCCCTGGATACGCTCATCATCGAGTGCGAGCGCATGGAGCGGGACGTAGATTTCTTGCGGGCGGTTTCGTGATGCCGAAGCCGTCCGTCATCGTCCGCGCCCGCGCAATCCACGCCCTGCTCATGGAGCACGAGGACCCGGTACCGACGTCGGCCATCACCGAGGCCATGGGCACGAACCGGACCCGGACGTGTGACGCCCTGCGGTGGTTGCTCGCGGAGGATCTAGTCGTCCGCCACCCGGACCCGTGGCCGATCTCGTGGACGGCCGTCCACGCCGGACCGGGCGAGCTGACCCCGCTCCGCGACTCGATCCGGCCCGCGGCGTGGATGCTGGCGACGGACTGGCACACGTCCCGCGACGTGGCCGTGGCCTGCGACACGTCCATGGATACGGCCTGCTCCGCGCTCCGGGCCGCGGTGCAAGCCGGGTTCGTCGAGTCGGTCCCCAGCGGCACCGGGTGGCGGTCCCTGTACCGGATCCGGGAGGCGTGGCGATGACCGATCCCCGCACGATCATCCTGGACCTGCGCGACGCCCCGGGCAGTACGCCGACCGACCTCGCGCGCGACACCGGGTGGGCCGTCGACATCGTGGTA